GGGGCATCATCGACAAGCCGGCCGACAAACCGCCGGATGCCAAGCCGCCGGTAGCTACCCCGAAATAAAGCTTCCCTCTTGGGGGAGGGGAAGGGGGCTGGTGGGTTTCCATCTACCTGCTGGCCCCCCAATTCAGGAGATTTGAATCATGAGACTGAGAGCCAAAGTAGAGCTGGTATATGCGGCAAAGGTCTGGCCGCCCGGTTCACTCTTCGACGCGCCCGAATCGTACGGCCGGCAATTGATCAGCCGCGACGAAGCGGAACCCTTCAACCTCGAGGACCCCTCGACGCGCACGCTGGCGGATGCGATCGAGAACCTGCAGCCGCCGCCGCCGGTTGAGTCCTCCGTATCTCTCAGCCCTACCGGTGCGATACCGGCCGCAGCCGGTGGATCGGACCTCTTCCGGGTGAACATGACAGGTGAGGGGATGTGGGCCGCAACCACCGACACCCCGTGGATCACGATCGATTCTCCCACCACGCCGCAGACGCAAAGCGGGGACGTGCATTACACCGTGGCCCCCAATTTCGATCCGGCCGTCCGTGCCGCGGATATCACGGTCAACTCCGAAGCCTTCACGGTGACCCAGGCCGCGTCTTCCTTCCTTCCATGATGACGATGGGAGAGCACATCCAGTCGAAGACCAACGTGGAGTGCCCTATCTGCGGAGGCCACGGCTGGGTCTGCGAGGCTCACCCGGACAGGCCTTGGGAGAGCGGGAGTGCGCGGGACTGCGGCTGTGGCGCGCCTGGCATGCCCTGTCGCTGCACCGGGATCGAATGACCTACGGTTCGCTGTTCACCGGAATAGGGGGCGTGGATCTCGGCCTGGACAGGGCCGGGATGGAGTGCCGGTGGCAGGTAGAGATCGATGACTACTGCGTGAAGGTCCTGAAGAAGCACTGGCCGGATGTAAAACGGTATGGCGACATCACCAAGGTCAACGGAACAGAGCTGGAGCCCGTCGATGTTATCTGCGGCGGCTTCCCCTGCCAGGACCTCTCACAGGCCGGGAAGCGAGTCGGCATCGAGGGAACTCGCTCGGGCCTGTGGTTTGAGTACGCCCGTCTGGTTCGGGAACTTCGACCTCGATACGTGCTCATTGAGAACGTCCCAGGCCTCCTTGTTTTCGACGCAATGCGAAGAGTTGTCGGAGAACTGGCCCGACTCGGGTATGTGGGATGCTGGCGCAGTCTACGAGCTTCAGAGTTCGGAGCCAGTCACTTGCGAAAGCGAGTCTTCATTGTGGCCTACCGCGACGGGGCAGGACTCGAAACACGCGACGAACTCGCCGGCCCAGGAAGCACGGCATCTGGGCAACCTCGTAGTCGAAGCACTGCGCTGGCCTACTGCCCAGACAACGGACGCGGCATCAGCGGCGCGGCACACAACGACGACGGGCGTGATGCACTCAGGAACATCACTAACGGACGCGACCCGCATGTGGCCCACGGCACGGTCAGAGGACTCGGAGAGTTGTGGCAACCACCCTGGAGCGACGGACTCCCTGACGGGAGCGACGAGGAACTGGCCCACACCGGGATCGCTGGAGGGGGGCGGCGGGAAGAGCACGCACCCGGAGAGCGGCGGGGAGAGCTTCGCGACGGCGGTGAAGAACTGGCCCACGCCTCAACAGCACGACAAGCAGGGCAGCAAGACTCCAGAGCAGATAGCGGCGATGAGGGAGAAGAACGGCGCAGGCGTATCGAACCTGAACGAGGTAGCGGAATACTGGCCCACACCAAACGTGCCGAACGGGGGCAGGACAACGAGCACCAGCAACTACGCGGAGGACGGGAGCAAGCGCCAGATCGAATTGGGAGCGATAGCGGCGATCTGGCGGACGCCGAACGCCAACATGATCGAGCCGAAGAGTTCCGTAGTAAAGCTGGAGGGCCGGAAGCCGAGCGATCCGCAGGTCGGGCTGGCCGATCAGGTGGACAACTGGCAGACACCGGGAACAGACTCCTTCCGCAGCAGGGGAGGGGACCGCAAGGACGAGATGGGCCTGGATCAGCAGGCGCGGATGTTCTGGGGAACACCGCAGGCTCACGAGAGGACCTTCGACCCACGGGATGTGGATCACGGAGTTCAGCTAGCGAACCAGGTGGACAACTGGAAGACGCCTACTGCGCGGGACTGGAAATCAGAGACGGGAATGGATGCAGCAGACTACAGATACCGTCTCTCGCAGCAGGTTTACCTGCTTTCGCACCAGGACCCAGTGATCCCCGATGGCCCACCATCCTCAGAGAGCGCCCAGACCTCGCACCGGCGGTTGAATCCCAGATTCGTAGAGTGGCTGATGGGATTCCCGATCAGTTGGACAGAGCTATGTCCAACCGCACCAAAAGACTCGGCAGACTCGGCAATGCCGTCGTCCCGGACTGCGCGGAGTGGATCGGCCAAAAGATCCTCGAGTTCGAAGGCCTGAGATGAACGAAAACGCGAGAGATCCCGCGGAGCTCCTGAAGAAACACTTCACCACCCTGGTGGACCCGGACGCGCCTCTCGAGCCCCGCTATGCGATGAGCAACCGAAACCGCGCCCGTCTGGAGAAGCTCCAGCGCAAGGTGCGGGAGCTGAGAGGTCAAACCAATGGCTGAACCGAATATTCGCGACTGGCTTGAAAGTCAGGCTATAGGCAACATCATGCTGTTGGATGAGAAGTTCGACAGCTCTTTTATGGGCTACCTTTATTTCCCGGGGCAAAGCCATGTCGCGTTGTACGACGCCGCTGGATGCCTTTCTACTCTTATCCAAGACGGGTTGAATGATAGCGAAGCAGGCTCGCTCTTCATGGCTTTGCAGGCATGCGATGTTCCAGGCTCCCCACGTTTTCTGTTTCGACCCGGGGGTGCAGAGGTTCGTTCGATTCGGGCAGCACACAGAGAAGGGCCCCCGGACACTGATGAGATTCTGCTCGGAGAGGTTCTGAACGGGACCAAGGACTTCGCCACGGTGGCCGCGCAGTTCTCGGCAGAGGACTTCCAGAGACCGGAGCACAGGCGAATATTCACACGCATGGCGGAACTACACGGGCGCGGGGAACCCATCAACCGGATATTCGTCGCCAACGAGTTGATGAAGTACAACGAGCTGGAAGCGTGCGGCGGACTCTCATACCTTTGTGGACTGGGCGATTTCGAGGAGGTCACCAATGGCTGAACTGAAGGCGCGCACGCGCAATAAATTACCGGCGAGTACATTTGGGCTGCCCGGCGAGCGCAAGTACCCGATGCCCGATCGTTCTCACGCCGGCAACGCGAAGGCCCGGGCCACCCAACAGGTGAAGGCCGGCAACCTGTCGCCGGCCGCGGCGGCACGGATCCGCAAAAAGGCGGACCAGATTTTGGACAGGGAATGAAATGGCAAAACCAAAATTGTCAGGTATCTCGATCCGCCGCAACCCAAAGGGCGGGCACACGGTAACGCACGAGTATGCGGCCGCTCCCAGCTTCACGGCCGGTAAGAACGGCGGGATGGGGATGGACAAGCAACCGGCCGAGACGCACAACTTTGCTGCCGGCGAGGACAGCGGGCTACTCAGTCACATCGCGTCCGCGCTATCGCTCAAGGGAATGCAGAAGGGACCCGCCACCGCGGCGCCGGCCATGAGAGGGATGCCGGAGGAGTAGTGGCTCGCAAGGCTGGGGAGGCCAACGCGATCAACCGTGTGCTCAAGGCGCGCGGTCTGCCAGGTCTCGAGGAGTCCGGAGCGGTGGCCGCGCTTGCCTTCCTGGTGGAGGACCACAAGCACTTCATGGAGCTCCTGCGGGCCTGCGAACCGTCACTGCGGCGCGACATGTACGAGGCCATGAGCCCCCATCTGCGCTTTGTGGCATTTCCCCTCGAGACCTATGTCATTGCCGCGAAGGAGCACGCGGAGGCCGCCCAGTTGCCGGTGACGGACAAGTACGGGTTCCTGCAGCCGTACTCGATGCCGGAAGTGAGGATGGCTCCGATCAAGGTCACGGAGCTGTGGGCCCGGTGCTCGAAATGTCCCAAAGAGACCATCTTCGTGGGCACGAGCCAGGCCGATGTGATCTACACCATGCGGAGCGCAGGGTGGGCATACGACGAGACCGAGGCGCGCGCACACATCTGTCCGGATTGCCTGGAGGTGGAGGAAGCAAATGCCGAGTGACGCAGAGATCAGGGCCGCGCAAGACGAAGACCGGAGGGAGCACATCAAGATGATGGCCGCCTTTATCGCGGGTGGCATGTGCGCGCAGGGCTGCTCCGATCCGATCGTAATTGCGACGGATGCCGTACGGATCGCGGAGAAGATCTGCAAGTTGGTGGACGGATGAGTAGGCCCCTCACGATGCGCGAGCTATCCGACCTGAGGGTGATGCATAGCCGCGCCACGCACCTCTCGCAGCGGATCCGCAAGGGGTGGGAGGTCCGCGACGAGACCGAACCGAACGGCCGGCGCCTGCTGACGGACGGGGAAATTGAGGAGATCACGCGGCCGGCCGCGGTCTCAAAGTGAAGGGATATGACCAGAAACCCGGAAAAGATGGATAAGCAGGAAGATGCGCGAGTTGAGGCCATGAGGCATGAGGCCAAGTCGCGGCCTCACCTTACAGCCTCCAACGCCAGGCAGTCCAGGCGAAACAGCACATTCCAATTTCTGCCTCGCACGTTAGGGTTTTCCTCTCCCGCCGCGGTGGCCGATATCATCCGCAGAAAGATCATAGCCAGGGAGAATGCCGCGGCCCTCCAAGACCCGGGGGTATGCCATGTGAAGAACGGGAAGCCGTTAACTGAGTACGGAGCAAAGTTACTAGGGGTTGAGTGGCCGGTCAAATGATCCAGGAAGATTCGGTTGACGTTCAGGGACGGGAGACCGGCGGCACGGATGAGGACCTCCTGACCGAGGTCCGCGACCGCTACCGTGCCTACGACGCCGAGTGGACGAAGCCCCGCGAGGAGAGGGACAAGGATATCCGCTACATCTGCGGAGACCCTTGGGAGATCAAGGACAGGAAGGCCAGGGAAGACGCCGGCCGCCCCTGCATCAACCACGATGAGCTCGGGCAGTTCGTCAACCAGTGCGTCAACAACGTCAGGCAGAACAAGCGCGGCGTCAAGGTAGACCCCAGAGGAGACGACTCAAGCGAGCAGACCGCGGAGTTGCGCCAGGACCTGATCCGGACCATCGAGTACGACTCCAATGCGGCGTCGATTTACGCGGGCTCCTACCAGGACATGGTGGAGGGCTCCTACTCGTTCTTCCGGATCTCGCGCCGGTATGTGTCGGACGACGCCGACTCGCTGGACGCCTCTCTCTTCGACCAGGAGATCGTCATCAGCCCGATTCCGAACCCCAACAGCGTGCTCTATGACCCCCGCTGTAAGGAGCCCGACTGGAGTGACGCGCGCGCGGTCTTCGTGCTCGAGAGGGTCCCGAAGAAGGAGTTCAAGGCACGCTGGCCCAAGGCAGAGATGACGGACTTCACGGCCTGGCATCGGGACTATGCGAGCGATTGGATATTCGACGAGGACGTCTTGGTGGCGGAATACTGGCGCGCAGAGATCGAGCGGGTCAAGCGGTACGAGCTCAAGAGTGGGGAGGTGGTCAAGGAGCCCAAGGGCCGGCCGGTGGCGAAGACGCGCCTGCTTGAGAAGCGCATCATCCGGCAGTACATCACCAACGGAGTCGAGATCCTCGAGAGGTCCGAGGAACCGGAGCCCGGCACCATCATCCCGATTATCCCGATGGTGGGCCTGCAGCGGTTCATCGACGAAGGCGGATCCAGCCGGCGCGTGCTCTTCAGCCTGGTGCGCCTGGCGCGCGACCCGCAATTGAGCCTGGCCTACCTCAACTCCCAGGAGATGGAAGAGGCCGGTTTGACCCCCAAGACCCCCTTCCTGGGCTACAAGGGCCAGTTCGACAGCAACCGCACGCAGTGGTCGAACATCACCAAAATCCCGTACGCCTTCCTCGAGGCCGACGTCCCAGACAACTGGCCGGCCGGCCAGGTCCCGCCGCTGCCCCAGAGGGTTCCCTTCACGCCAAACTTTGGCGCCTACGAGATCGCGAAGGACTCCTGCAGGCGCGCCATCCAGGCTGCCATGGGAATTACGCCCATGCCGACAGCGATGCAGCGCAACAACGAGAAGTCCGGTATCGCGATGGAGAGGGTCGAGAACATGGAAGCTCTCGGATCCTACCATTTCATCGACGGCTACGATCGCGCCATCCGTCTCGCCGGCAGGGTCATCGACCAGTGGATCCCCACGGTCTACACCAGACAGCGCACCAAGCATATCCGTAAGCCAGACGACAGCTATCGGCGAATCGAGCTGAACACCGAACAGCCGTACCCGGACCACAAGACCGGGCAGCCTGTGCAATTCCCTGTGGAAGAAGTGGATCACTCGATCTCGATCTCGAGCGGGCCGAGTATCAATTCGCAGCGTGATGCGGTGAGCCAGTTCCTCGACGGGCTGATCGGACAGTTGCCACAACTCCCCGTGTCGCCGCCGCAGGCCGCCAAGATTCTTGCGCTCGCCATCCAGATGAAGGACCTCGGGCCCAAGGGCGACGAGATGGCGGAAATCATCTCTCCCACCGCGGGCTCTCCCGACCAGAGCCAGCAGCAGCTCGCCATGGCGCAGGGACAGCTCCAGCAGCAGGGCATCATGATCCAGCAGCTCCAGGCAGAGCTCCAGAAGCTCACCGTGGAACGCCAGGCCAAGGTGGTCGAAGGCGAGTACAAACTTCTCACCGAACGCATGCGGACTCAGGCCGATCTGCTGGTGGAGCGGCTGAAGGTTGACGCCCAGGTGGCGACCGCTGAAGTGCAAACCAAATCACAGGCTCTCAGTGAACGCATTGCCGCCATCGAAGAGCTCAACAAGCAGTCGCGCGAGCAGATCCACGAAGCGAACACACAGGAGAGCGACCAGGCGCACGAGATGCGGATGGCCCAGCAGGAGTACCTGCAGCAGTCGATGGAGGCCGGCGCGCAGCGCGAGCACGAGCAACAACAGCAACAGCAGCAACTGCAGCAACAGAGCCCGACCGAGGGAACGGAGGCGCCATGATACCGTTTCGCGCGTTACTGATGATCCTCGCGATTATCTGTTTGTTTTTAGCCGCATTGGGAGTCGTTGTGCCACGGGGCAACCTGATGGCCGCGGGCCTCACCTTGTGGGCGATCGCAACCGTACTCACCTAAAAAGCTTATGAGTGAAGACGTAAACACACCGGCCGCGGAGTCGTCACCCGCGCCCGCAACTACCGAATCGCAACAGCCGGCCTCCGCGGAGCCCGTCCAGGTTCCGACCGAACCGGAAGCATACGCCGAATGGCGTATGACCGGCAAACTGCCGGCAGAAAAAGAATCGTCGTCAGAAGGGGACGAATCGGCACCGTCCAAAAAATCCGCTGGCGAAAAGCCAGGAAAAGCCGCCCCGGCCTCGGACGCCGGCAACCAACGCAGGCAGGGAAGAACCGATGCGGACACCCGCAAAGAGGAACTGAACCGCGAGATCAGAGATCTGTTGGCAAAGCGAGACGCTCTGCGCCAGGAAGCCGCACCACCGGCAAAAAAAGAGGACGTGAAGGCGGAACCGTCCACCGCTCCGGAGAACGGCCGGCCGGTCAAGCCGAAGCAGGAAGACTTCGACGACTGGGACAAGTATGACAAGGCGCAGGACAAGTACGTCGAGGACCTGGCCGACTGGAAGGCCGCCCAGCGAATCGAGGCAACTGCCCAGCGGCAGCGTCAGGAGAGCCTGACGGCAGAGATGCAGAAGCGTCTGGATTCTGCCAAAGAGCGTTACGGGGAGGAATCGGAGACAACCATCACCACCACCGCGAAGAGCATCTTCAGCGATGACAAGGTCCCGCCGGCCATCAAGGCTGCGCTCGGCCGTTCGGAGGTGATTGTCGACGCCCTCTATGTAATTGGCTCGGACGCCACCGAGTTTGCCGACTTTTTGAAGCTCGCGAAAACGGACCCTCTCGAGGCACTCCGCAAATGGTTCACCGTCGAGGCACTCGTTAAAGAGGAGCTGAAGTCTGGAACAACAAAAGCCGCAACAGAGCGGGCCCCAGACGGTAAGTTCGTCGCTGCCGAGAAAGCCGAGAAGCCTGCCAGACGAGAAGCACCACCACCCCCGCGGGAGCTGAATGGGAATGCGGCGCCGCCGGGGGATGAACGGGAGAGGGCCGCCAAAACCAATGATTTTCGTTCGTTCAAAGCGGACGCCGATCGACGGGACGTGGCCCGCTTCAAGGGTCAATAAGTGCCGACAAACAATTTTTCCAACACGAGCTGGGTCTCGATGGAGGTCTTGCGACTCCTCGTGAACAAGCTTGTGGTCTCCGAATATTTCAACCGGTCCTGGGAGAAAGATTTCAACAAGGAATTCGCCCCGGGCTCGACCATCCAAATCAAGTTCCCGCAACGCTTCCAGACCGTTGACGGTATGGGCTACGCGCCCCAGGGAATCAACCGCATCACCACCACCGTGGCCCTCGATACCTGGATCCAGGTACCTTTCGAGTGGGACGACTACGAGCGAGCGGTCAAGCTGGAACGCTCCGAGGCAGAGCTCCGCGAGAATTACTGGGAGCCTGCCGGCGCCGCGATCTCGCAGTCGATCGACAGCAAGGCCGCCAACTGGGCGCGCCTCAACGCCTCTAACTTCATCGGACAGCTCGGTACCGACCCGACCACCGTGCAGGCCTATTACACGGCACGCGCGCTGCTCGAGAAGGAAGCCGCGCCCCCCGGTAAGCGGTGCATGCTGATCTCGACCAACATGATGGTCTCGATCGGCAGTAACATCACGAACGTATTTCATCCTTCCGATGAGATCACGCGCATGTTCAAGCAGGGCTCGATCGGGCGCCTGGCCGGGTTCGAATTCTTCGAATCGAACTCTCTTTGGACGCACACCGCAGGGACCTGGGCCGGAGTGGTCAAGGTCATCGGTTCCGGACAGTCTGGCGCCGCCATCGTGATCCAGGGGACCGCGGGAGACACCATCAACCCCGGCGATAAATTCAGCTTCGCGGCGGTGAACATGACCAACCCGATGACCTACCGCTCGGCCGGCCCTCTGACGCCGCGCGAGTTCACGTACCCCGGACCCGCGCCGATGGTCCTGACGGGTGGCAACGACACAGTGCCGATTCTTCCGCCACTCTACGGTCCTGGCTCGCAATACCAGAACGTAGACGCACTCCCTTTGACCAACGCAGCCCTCACGCTGTTCCCGGGCACCACCACCCCGAACGGCAAGAGCGGAACGGTGGGCCTCGGGCTCACGCGGGATGCCTTCGCACTCGTGGGCGGCAAGCTCTACCTGCCCAAAGCGGTGGAGTCTGCCTCCCAGCAGCAGGACCCCGACTCCGGCATCGCAATCCGCAAAGTAATCGCGTGGGATCCGGTCAGGAGCATGCAAGTCAACCGGTACGACTCCCTGATCGGGTTCGGGAATCTCTACCAGCAGAACGGCGCGGTGGCCGTCCTAGGAGCATAAAACCATGCCGAGACTCTCATCCCATTTCTCTGTGCAAGACCCCCGATTCGGCAGTGTGACGATGCCGATGATTCTCCCGCTCAACCTCACCGCAGCAGCCGTACTCACGCCGCAGCAGTTGTTGAGCGGGTTCATTATCTACAACGCTGCCGGTGCCGCCAACATTACCCTGCCCTCTGCGGCTGCCCTGGTGGATGCCATCCAGGGAGCCATGGTGGGTACCTCCTTCGAAATCGAAGTCCGAAGTGCCGGCGCCGGAGCGGCGACCGTCGTCGCAGGGGCCGGAGGGACTATCAGTGGCACGGGCGCCGTAGCCACGCTGAACTCTAAGACGTTCCTGATGAACCTCACCAACGTCACGATCGGCCAGGAGGCCTACACCGTGTACACGAAGGGCGGCGCAGCGTTCTAGAGCGAGTTGCTTCTCCTTCATCGTGGAGGCCCGGCGCCGCACAGTCCGGGCCTCCCTTTTTATGCCGCTGAACGAATCCGCAGGGCTCATCAGCAGCCTGACGGAGAAAGAGCAAAAGGAGGCTATGGCTGCAGTCTATGGCCTCGGAGATCTCATGTCACCAGACACACTCACCTACGAAGACCGCGTCCGAATGCGCCGTCTGCTCGACCAGATGGACCAGAAGGACACTGTCGGATCCACCAAAGAATTCGATTTAAACAAGCCCCCGGCACCACCCTACGTGTACCGGGAGTTTCCGTTCCTGATGTACGACCATGCGTCACGGCAGTACAAGGCCGCGAAGAATCAACAGGACCGCGAGCGCATGCTGGACGCCGGCTGGAGCGAGGAACCGTTTCCCTCTGAACCGCCGGAGATTCCCTTGACCTCCGCGGAGCATGCCGAGGTCGAAGATGTCACCAAAAAACTTGAGAAGAGAAGGAGAGCATAAATGACGCCCACCACCGAACAGCCCGCAAAGACGCCCCCGGTGTTCACCGACAAACTGCCGGAGTTCCCGTTCCTGATGTACAACGCCGAGACCAGAACAACCAAGCCGGCGAAGGACAAAGAGGAGAAAGACAAGCTCGCTGGCGAAGGGTTCAGCGAGGACCCGTACCCGGCAGAGGACCCCGATGCTCTCACGCCGGCTGAAGTGGCCGAACTCCAGAAGCTGCTCGCTAAAGCCGCCAAAGCTCTCGCCAAACTTGGGAAGGAAAGCGAGAAGCCGGCGCAAGAGGGCGAGCCCGCGAATCAGCCCGCATGACCAGCAATGTAAGCGACATTCTGACCGACTCCCTGATCTTTGTCGGTGCATACGCACAGGGCCAGACGCCCAACACGGACGACATGAGCTTGGCCTTCCGCATCGTCAACCGCAAAATCGATTCTCTGTCCGCGGAGAAGCTCTCGATGGTGGGTTTGCGCCGGGAGCAGCACCCTCTCAGCGGCCTGCCCTTCTACGCCTACGGTCCGGGACTTCAATGGGATGTGAGCCCCCGCCCGATCAAGATCAAGTCTGCGTCCGTAGTGGCAAACAATGGCGTGGAGAAGCCGTGCAAGATCGATACCGCGGACCAGTGGGCCGCGGTGGCGGACAAGTCCAGGACGGGCATCTATGCCGAGGACCTCTTCTATGACAACGGATACCCGACCGGGATGGTGTACCTGAGCCCGATGCCGGCCTCCGGACAAGCGGTCCTTTGGACCTTCCAAGCCATCCCGGCACTGGCGAGCCAGACCGGGACGGTGGACCTGGCGCCAGGCTACACGGAGGCGATCGTCACGGTTGCCGCAGTGGAGCTCTGTATCGCCTTCCAGCGTCCCCTGACCGAGGAGCTGAATAACGCGGCCATCCAGGCGAAGAATGTGATAGCCCAGCTCAACGCTGAACTCTTCAACGCTCCCGCGCCCCCGCCGGAAGGGCCCGGCCCGACCTCGCCGCCGGCATCGAGAACCACATGAAACGGGGGAAAATTGAGAGATGGATAATTCAAAATCGCTTTCAGATATCCCGCAGCAGATTCCGCACGTCATCCCCGAACATCCCGAAGACCCTTATCGGGATGGATCGGGCGATTATGGGGCCGCCATTTACCGTGAGACCGTTGAGCAGCCGGAGCCTTCTTCCGATCCGGAGAGAAAGACTGAACCATGAACCGATTTAGTACGGCGCCTTTTCAAGCAGGCAACGGCAGCGGTATTGCCGGCCGCTCGATTGGCAAGCCTGCTGCGCGGTTTCCGGGCGCGATCGCTACCGACAGCGACCTGGCGATTGCGGTGAACCGGCAGCAGACGCAACTCGCATTGGGACTCGATTCCTCGGCCACCAGCATGACAGTGGCAGATACGTCCCTGACCGTCGCTTACAGCCTCCTGTCTATCGATGCGGAGATCGTGAAGGTTACGGGACCTCCGTCCGGAAACGTAGTCCCGATCTCCCGCGGATTCGACGGTACGACGCCTGCGGTTCATCTGACGAACGCCGTCGTCTCCGGATTCATCGATGCCTATCACCACAACACTCTGGTTGCGGAAGTTGAGGCCATCGAACAGGCTCTCGGCGTCAACCTGTCGCAGGTGATCTCGTCCTCGCCGATGGTGTTCAGCACGCAATACGACTTCCCTGCACAGACCCCCGGCGGGACGCTGGCCACGGGTAACCAGGTGATCACGCTCACGCCCGTTCCCAAGGGCGTCAATGGCACAGACAAGAATCACTTGCTATGGATTACAGGGGGCACGGGAACCGCGGAGGCCGTGCCGATCACCGGAGGAACCGCCGTCAGTGGCGCGGCCAGCGGCACGGTGATTGTGACGTGCGCGTTCGCGCATTCCGGAGTATGGACAATCCAAAGTGCGAGCCATGGCATTATGGAGGCCCGTATCGCGCATCCTTCGACGGAGATCCACATTCCCGCCGGCACGTACAACATGCCTGCCACGCTCACCTTCGATGCGAGCAAGAACCTGATGCTCACCGGCGAGGGCAGCGCGATCAGCGGCACCGGCACTTTCCTCAATTTCGGCAGTGTAACGGGTGATGCGATTCAGATTTTCGACCCCAGCGGAAGCATCTCTTCGCAAGAGCGCAAAATCATACAGCACCTGAACATTCAGGGGCCGGGAACAGCGAGCGGCGGGCAAGGTATTCACATCAAAAATGCGGTCAGGGTAACTCTCGAAGATCTCGCGATCAACAGCTTCGCCCTCAGTGGAATCTTAACGGAGGCCTCGTTTGAGATCACCGTCCGCAACTGCTCCGTGAGCTATTGCGGGGAGTGGGGATGCCAATTCAACGGAGCCTCCAACATGAGCCGCATCGAACAGAGCTATTTCGGGAATAATTCACGCTCCGATGGGTACGGCGGTATTTCGATTGTGGGCAACTCCGCGACCGATCGCACGGTGGGCGTGGTGTTGGACGGGGTAGACGTCGAAGGGCAGGGCGACACTCCATTCACCACCGTCACCACGACTTACGGCCTGTTCGCGCAGAATGTCGCCGGCCTTACTTTGTGCAATTCGTACTTTGAAGGCAATGTCGGACCCGATGCGGTTCTCTATCAGGCAGCCGTCTCGTCGATCGTGGAATACGACAACTGGGTCATGAGCGGGCAGATCATTTACGGCGCATCGTGCAGCAATATCATTTCCTTCGGCAATGTCTTTTACGGGACGGCAGCGTCACGCCTGGTGCAGGCGCCCATGTCAAGTATTGTGATGGGTCCGGATACCGCCCTGAACAGTTCGCCTGAAGCGACGCGCCTGCTCGGCATGCCGGGTTCGACGGGCGCCGGTAGCGCAGCTCTCGGCGCCAACAGTCCGGCGACCGTTCTTACCGCGCCATACACATGGCTCAAGACGCAGGCGCCGGACGGGACAATCGTGTTTCTGCCCTGCTGGAAATAGCTTATGCCGGAATTCAATCAGGGACTCTTTAACTCCGCCCCCTTCGCCGGAGGTATTGCACCTGCGTGCAAAGTCAAGAGCCGGGATCTGCTCTATATCGCCTTCCGCGAGGCACGCATCCTGAAGCGCCCCCAGGCCCTCAATTCAGACAACGAATTGATCGACGGCTTAATCTTCCTCAACCAGCAGATCAATTATTGGGCAGCGAGGGGATGCTACGCATGGACAACGACGTTCGTGGAGTACACCCTCACCCCCGGCCATCAGCCGCACCTGATCGGACCTGACCTGGTTGCTCCCGACTTTCAGATAAGCGTGCGCCCGGTCAGGATAGAATCGGCCAGCATTATCCTTCCCGGCCCGACCCCGGTAGACGTGACGGTCACCATCAGGGACAACGCCTGGTGGTCCGCCAAAGCAGCCAAGGGTGTAAGCAGCAATATTCCCACGGACCTCTATTACGAGGCCGATTACCCGAACGGGCAACTCTGGTTCTGGCCGGTCCCGACTGCCGCCGACGACGTGCGCCTCGAGGGCAATGTTCTCCTCCAGCAGTTCGCCACGCTCGATGACTGCTTTATTGCGCCGCCGGCCTACCTGGCAGCCGTCACGCTTACGCTCGCCGAGGAACTGGTGGATATCTGGGGCACGGAGATGCCAGGGAATCTCGCGAGGCGAGCCATTAAGGCCAGGGATGCCTTGCAGGTGAACAACAACCTCCCTCCGAGGATCGCGAGTGCCGACCACGGAACCTGGTCAAACACGGGTTCTGATTTTAATTACGTTACGGGCACAATTCCAAACAGATGACCGAATGCGTGAGCAAAACCGACAAAGAGTTTCTGATGCAGATTGCCAATGTGCTCGATGGGATGCCGCGGCGGCCGGCCGATAGGCCGCATGGCGAGAGGACCGTTGTCTTGAGCGACAACTTTGCGAAGCAGCTCGCGAGCTGCCTCCGCAGCATCGCAGCCGGTATCGAATCCGAGAAATAATATGGGCCGCTTCGACGCATTCTGCGGTGGATTTAACACGTCCATCAGCCCCAATATCACGAGTGAACTGACCATGAATTGGATTCCCGAACGGAATGCCGTCCCGGTAAACGAGATGGGCACGGGGGTCACCGATAAGAACATCCGCTGCAGCCTGGTCCGGACGCCTGGCCTCTCAACGTTCGTCCAATTGCCGCTTGCCCCCGTGCGATGCCTGTGGCCTGGAGAGAATCGCCTGCTCGCGGTGGGAGGGGACCACCTGTACGAGGTCAACGCGGCCGGGACCATCACAGACCGCTCGACCCCTGGATTCAGCGGCGCCACTGGTATTGGGCCGGCCGGCGGCACGATCGGCAATGACGGGCGGCCGGTGCAGATTTTCTCTAATGGCAACCAGATTCTGGTGATCAGCGCCGGCATGGCTTACTGCGACAACGGCAATGGGCCGGTGGTGTGCTCGCAGAGCCTCACGTTGAATGATCTGGTAGTGGACCCGGCGCCGGCCGGAACAATCACTTTTACAGATCTTCAGCTCGGGGGCATGAATACCATAATCTTGTCCCCTTCCTACACCTTCGTTGCTGGTGATGTAGGGAAAACCCTGACGATCACATCAGGCACCGGATTTACACCCGGAACCTACACGGTGACCGCACTGCTCTACGGTGGCGGAGGATATCCAACTGGCTCTGCATTGGTGAACACCGGGGCAGGAACGGCCGGATCGACCGGGGGACACGGGTCGATGGGGACCACCGGAGCGACTGCCGGGTATGTGCTCACCACGGCAACCGGCGGCTCCTTCGACTCCACAGATATCGGCAGAACGGTGCAGATTACCGGAGGAACGGGCTTCAACGTGGGACTGACCCAGCCGATCCTGTCGATCACGTCCAATGGGGGAGCGGTAGGAGCCAGCGTGTGGGGGACTGCGGGATCGAGCCTGGGCACGGGTATTGAGTTCCTGGGAAAGTACACCTTCAACGACCTCCAACTGGGAGGGATGGCAACCATCCTGGTCTCCGCTTCCCACGCATTCGTTCAGCAGGACGTGGGGCAGACGGTCACCATCACCGGAGGCACCGGATTTACACCCGGGAACTACACGATCACCCACTTGCTGTACGGAAACGGCGGGCAAGTCACGGGAAATGCCATCCTCAATGCGGCCGCGGGAACCCCTGGCTCTACCGGGGGACAGGGCACCTTGGGCTCCAATCAGATCACGGCTTCTTCCGGGGCCTTCCTGGATGGCTACTTCTTTGTGGTGCCCAACCCCCCAACCAAGACCGTGTACTTTTCAGCGATCAACGACGGGACCAGTTGGAATCCTCTCGACTTCTTCGTTAAGGAAAATTACCCGGACAACGTGGCGGCGCTGTTTGCCGACCACCAGGAGCTTTACGTGATGGGAGACCTCGAGAGCACCCAGGTGATGCGCGACACGGGGGCCGCGGACAACCCGTTCGCACCGGACCCTGGCGCCGTGATGCACTACGGTTGTCAGGCACACTTCAGTGTGGTGCGCCTGGGTAACGGGGTGGCGTGGATCGGGCAGGACGTACACCGCGGCAGTCGGCGCGCATTTCACGCGGTGGGCTACAACCCAGTCGCGGTATCGACTCCGGCCGTAGAGGCTGCGTGGGCGCTCTATTCGAGGATCGATGACGCGGTGGCCTACACGGAAATGCTCCGAGGACACGAGTGCTGGATTATCACCTTCCCGACCGCGAACGCGACCTGGGCCTACGACGCGACCACAGGATGGTGGCACCAGAGGGGCTGGTGGAACACCACGGCAGACAACTGGGATCGGATCCGCCCGTGGGTTTACACGGTGGTGAATCTCAGCGGCACGGAATGGCATTTTGCCGGGGACTGGCAGAACAGCAGAATCTACGTCATCGGGACCAACTACCTCACCGATGACGGAGCCGCAATCTGGAGGCGGCGCCGCGCGCCCCACCTCACGGCTGAGAACAAGCGTCGATTCTACGCCCGCTTCGAAATCGATTGCGACGTACACGGATCGGCCCGAATCTTCTGGAATCGCCTCGGGTGCGGACGGGACCGCATCTGGCAACTCGACACCTCGCAAACCTCGGAGACGGGCGGGGTGACTTTCTTCCTCGAGTACTCCGACGATCGCACGCAGACCTGGCAGCAGGTCTTCTCGCAATTTACGCCGGCAGGCGTGGATGTAATGCTGGCGAACGCCTACCTGAACTGGACGGATGCGACATGGCAGTAATGAATTCCTCCGGGAACCCCAAGGCAAGCCCGATACCGGTAGTCCCGCGGACGATGAAGATCGTCAACCCGGACGGCACGCCCACGCGATCCGGCCAGTTGTTGCTCCAGCAACTCCAGCCCCAAAGTGCAATCCAGGGCACGCATGCGAACCGCCCCGACCCGGCCAGTGTGCCGGATGGGGCGCTGTACGCCGAAAGCGACCGCAGCGTCCTCTATTACGCTGATGGTGGCAAATGGCATTATGTGGCCGGTAACATGTGGGGAACCATCAGCCCCGATCAGCGCCCCACCGATCTCGGTCCGGATGACGCTGGCTTTGACTACCGCTCGACCGATAAGCCGGCACGCGAGTTCCTCTTTAACGGGGGGCAGTGGATTGAAATTACCCCCAGCCTGTACGGCACCCATTCAGGCAGGCCTCTGGTGACCCAAGTTGCCGATGACTTCCTATATGTCGAATGGGATCGCGGCGGGGTGATCTATCAGGCCGAGGCCGGCGTATGGCAATATTTGGCCGGCACCATGTGGGGAACTATCAGCCCGGACCAGCGGCCCACGGACCTCGGAGCGCACGACGTGGGCTTTGATTTCCGGGGGACCGACCAGCAGCGGGAGTTCATCTGGTCCGGCGGTATGTGGGTGGAGATCACGCCGGTCACGGGCGCCCTGAACTTGACCCACCCGAACGTAGTCACGAAAGTGGGCGGTACCGCGGGACAGATCGTAGAGGGCGGGATCACCGATCAAAGCGCGGGTAACAGCGGCTCCATGATCATTACGGGCGCGGGAAACGTTGGCATCGGTGGAACTCCAGCCACCAGGCTAGGCGTAGCGTCAGCAGGCAGCATCGACGGCATTACGATTACGAGCGTCAACCGCGCCAGCATATGGCTCACCGTGACTAACGGAGCCAATTATAACTGGCTCATTCAAAATGGCGTTTCGAGTGTCGGTGATCTGCAGTTTCTTGTCTCCTCTGCGCCCGGGGCAACCCCTGCAGTCCCTGTGATGTCTCTGCTTTCAAGTGGTCATGTTGGAATCGGAACGACAAATCCTCTTTATTCGTTGCAGTTAGGCGCGGATTCAGCCGCCAAGCCCGGCACGAATACCTGGACCGTGGCGAGCGACGGGCGGCTGAAGCGAAACGTGGAAGCGTTCACTCAAGGCTTGGAAACTCTGTTAGGGCTGCGGCCGGTGCAGTACGAATACAACGGAGAAAACGGCACGCCTGAAGGGATGCGCGGGGTGGGGCTGATTGCCCAGGAAGCGCAGGCCGTCTATTCGGGTTTCGTCCGCACCGCCCCGGGCAATATCGCCGGCCTGGACATGGACGTTCTCTTCACCAACACGGGTGACCTGGCCTGGATGATGGTCAACGCATTCCAGGAAATAAGTGATCGTATCGGGAAACTGGAGAAGGCTGTCGCCCAACTGGCCGGACTGCCATGATTCAGAGTGGAGTTGTCGCGAATCACGAATTTCGCTCTGGTGCGGGACGTGCTGACGGACCCCGTCATTTATCCGCTGATCGGAGACGATTACTCCCCACCAGTGGAAGAGTTCCGCGTAAATTCGCATCCGGATATCTGGTACGTGGCGGCTCTCGACCGTCACGGCCGGGCGATCGGAATGTTCAGCCTCTTCCCGCAGAACCGTGTCTGCTGGGAAGTGCATGTGGTGATGCTCCCGTGGGCCTCAACGAAAGAGAAGTGGAAAGCGGCGCGAGCGCTGCCGGCCTGGCTCGCCTCTCACAGCCCGTGCAGGCGCCTGACGGCCGCGGTACCGGCGGACAACTGGCCGGCACTGATCTACGGCACGCACGGGATCGGGATGAAGTATGTGGGACGTCACGAACGGGCCTTCATGAAAGGCGGACAGCTCCAGGACTTAATTCTCCTCGGGCTCTCCATCGGGGGTTAGAGATGGGCGAGCGTAACGCCCCCGCCCGTGTCAGGCGCGACCCTGAGCGCTCCCGCTTTACGCGGATGTCACGCAACTGCGGAAGACCGTTATGGACGCTGATCCAACGACCGGCAGAGTTCCCCTATGGCCGTAACCAGATTGCCAATCCGCTTATCGATGACGGCATCGCGCGATGCCTGTTCATATCGCGATTCCGATTGTTCGGCTTTATATTTCCGATCGCGTTCATCCCAGATGGCTTGATAATGCTTGTCTCTTTCTTCCATGCGGTGCCATATCGCCCGAATTTCCGTTTGCTGTTCGCGCCACAAACGGCGGTTTTCCTCGTAATCCTTGCGTGCTTGCTCGATGTGCGCAGCCGTCACATGTTCGAGTTGTTCCATCCGCTCATCAATACTCACGGGATACATCCTTGGCCGGATAGCGTCCGGCTGCTTTCAGTATAAGGGGGTAAACAGTGCCTTCGTTGGTCACATCGGTCATAGGCGGAATTCAAGGCGCAAGCGCATCGCATAACGCCGCGGACGAGCTGACCAAGGGCTACACGCAGGCCGGCCAGACCGTCACGGACGCGGCTGCCGGCGTCAACCCGGACATCCTGAAGACCTCGGCCGATGCCGGCGCGGGAGTGACCGGCGCCGCACAGACGGCCGGCACCGGAGTCACGGGCGCCGCGTCGACGGCCGGTACCGGCGCCACAACGGCCGCAAGCGATTTGAGCACCATGCTCAACCCGTACATGACGGCCGGCGCCACCGCTGCCGGGCAACTCACGGATGCCGCAAAACCCTTTACCGCGTCCATGATGGCGCAGTATTCCCCCGCGTACCAGTTCCAGCTCCAGCAGGGCACGCAGGCCGCCGCGCGCGCCGCCGCGGCCGGCGGGATGACGGGATCCGGCGGGACCATGAAGAGCCTGGACCGCTACACGCAGGACTACGCCGGCACGGCATTCGGAAACGCCTCGAATCTCTACAACCAGAATTTCAACCGTCTGGCGACTCTCGCAAACATGGGCCAGTCCGCGTCGACGACGGCCGGCCAAGCCGGCATCCAGACCGCGGAATACGCCGGCAACGCAGGCATGGCGGGAGCGGAGTACGCCGGCAACGCAGGAATCGACGCGGCCAAGTACTCCGGCACTGCCAACATCAACGCCCGCAACCTGGCGTCATCGAACACCCTCTCCGCGGCCAACTACCTGGCGAACACCCAGATCGGGGCCAGGCAGGCGCAGGCCCAGGGCGATTTGGGCGCCGCCGGGCAGTGGAACAACATGCTGGGAGGGATCGGCCAGGCCGCGAACACCGTCGCGATGGCCGGCATGGGTCCGGGAGGCTGGAGCACCAGCAACATCGGGCCGAATCTCTGGGGACGGGGGTAACACATGCCTATCGACTTCGCACCACCACCGGTTGGAAATATGCAGGGCTTCCAGATCCCCAGCCCTCAGACCCCGGACCCTCTGGCAACCCTCTCGCAGATGCAGCAGATGAAGACCCAGCGTCTGCAGCAGCAAGGCGCCGGTCTCCAGCTCCAGCAGGAGCAGCAGAAGATGGACAGCAATAAAGCCCTGCTGGCCGCCATGGCCGGGGGTGGGGGAGATATCGATAAGACCGTCGATCTCGCCACCCAATCGGGCAAGGTCCTTCCCGGCGATATTCTCTCGCTGCGCGAGCACCACCTGAAGATGCAGCAGGACGCGGCCACATTGGACAAGACGACGCGCGAGAACCTGGCGACCGACAGCGAGCGGTACCGGTCCCTGATTGCGGGAGGGCAGAGCCAGGATGACGTGGACGCTGCCAACGCGACGGCAGACAAGATGAACATCGACAAGCGGGTCCCGCGGTTCACACAGTACACGGACCCCAGCCACCTCTCGGCATTTTCCAACAGCCTGACGACGCAGGCGAACGTCCTCAAGGAAGCCAGCGAGCGGGCCACCGCGGGCAAGGAACAAGCGGCGCAGGCAGCCAGCGAGGCGCAGACCACGGAGACCAAGCAGAAGACGGCCGCGGGAGATCGCGAGGCCGCACGCAAGGAGCTGCTGGCAGAGGTTGACCCGGCCACGGGAATTGTCCCTCCGGACCGCGCGGCGCAGATTCAAAAGAAATATCCGACCGTCATGTTGCCGCAGACGGCTGCGGGAATCGCGGCCTTCGTTCGCTCCGGAGTCGATCCCAAGGACCTCCCGGAATACGACATCAAGAACAAACAGGCCGCGGCCATGTCCTCGATGAAGCCCCAGGACTGGGACACTTATCTGGACAGCGTCATTCCCCCCAGCGGGGACACCGCAGCCCTGAACGCGCGCACGAAAGCACAGGTCCGTGGCGCGATCGCGTCTGGCTCCCCTATGACCACCGTGCAGGGCATCGTCAAAGATGCCTCCGATCAGATCGGGCGCACGGAGACCGGAGTCCGTACCGCGAAAGCGACCGTCCCCATCAAGATCGAATTGGCGCAAGGCGAGGCCAAAGCCGCATTGACCGGGGCGGGAGTGAACGCGCCCGGCACGGCTGATCTCCACGGAGAGGACTACCTGAAGACAATCAACCCGGGTCTCGCGGCGCAACTGCGGAGCATCGCAAAGGGCGATACGCCGGCCCCCACGGGACGCGCCGCAGTGTCTGGCCCGGGCGCCATGCTGACGCGCGCGCTCTACCAATACGATCCGGAGTTTACTCCGCTGCTGGGCCAGATGCGGAAGGACACTCTGAAGGAATTCACCGATACATCGAGTTCTAAGGCCGGCGGCCAGTTGATGGCGTTGAACACGATGATTCACCATGCGGACCTCTATCAAGAAGTTGCGGACTCCATGAAAAACGGGAGTTGGCGCCCCGGGAATGCGGCCTACAACGCCGTTGCCACAATGTTTGGTAAGGCGCCGCCCATCGAAGCCAATCTCGTGGGACGGTTTCTGGCCGGCGAAACGGGCAAGGTGGTTGGAGAGCAGGCCCAGGGAGAAATCAACGGCATCCTCAAAAGTCTTGAGACGGACGCTAGTCCGGAGCAGATCAGTGCTGCGGGCCAGAGAATGCTCCAGATTGCCGCCGGCCGCATGATTCCGCTCAAAGAAAGAATCCAGAAAGCCAAGCTGGAGAAGTTCGTTGATGTCGTAGGTCCGGACGCACAGCAGATATTGAGCAAGCGTGGATTCGATCCGAACACGATGCAGCCGGCGCGGGCTGGTGCGGGATCTCCCACCGTAACCACCAAACAGCAGCGTGATGCTCTGCCATCGGGAACGGTTTACATCGGGCCAGACGGCAAGCAATACCTGAAAAAGTGATCTATGCCTGATCAGCAGACCAACCAATTTGGCGACGTTGCCGTTGATCAACCCCCGCCAAACCCACCCCAGACGACGAACCAATTTGGCGATTCTCCCGCGGAGGCAGGACCCCTGGCACCCATCGGTTACCGGGATGGCATGCCGGTTTACAGTATTGACGTCTACAACCGGGCAGTACCGCCGCAGCCACCCGTATACCAGGGCACTGACGCGCAGGGCAAGCCCATCGTCGCGCCCCCTCCGGGGCCGGCCGCGGCGCCGATGCCTTGGGAGCTGATGACCCCGTCGCAGCAGAGGGCGGCCTCTCCCGTCAGGCTGAACCCGCGCACGGGTCTGCCGATGACGCCCATGCTGATGGGAGATATTCCGATCGTCGACGCTCCCTTTACAGGCGCCAAGCGGGCGATCGGTGGCGTGGAACGGATCGGTGGCGCGGAGAATGCCCGGGACGTTGCCGGCGGCACGTCAGACGTCATCCGCGGCACGCTCGAGGCAGCCACCCCGCTTCTTCCAGGCGCATTCGCGGGAGCTCCCCTGGCGACGGCTCTCACGCTGGGTACCGGCACGGCACTCAGCGGCGGGACCGAGTTCCTCTTAAACAAACTGGGTCTCCCGAAGGAATACTCCGCACTGGCGAGCGATCTCATTGGGCTGTATGGCGCCCACAAGGCCTATGAGAAGCTGCAGGGGATTGGCCAGGAAAGGGCCACCCGCGCAGCAACGCAGGGGCCGGCCCCCGCGCCTTCCCCGGAGGCGGCCGCAGCCGAACAAGTGATCGAGCAAGGCAGGAGATACGGGGTCCGTCTGAGTGCCGGCGACGTCTCCCAAAGCCCAGGTCTCAAGAACGTCGAGGTTGCCGCCGAGAAGGTCCCCGGAGTGGGGATGGGAGGGTTCCGAGAGGGGCAGCAGATCGAAGCGAAGGCGGCCGCGGGAAGGGTCACATCCCAGCTTCAAGACGCTCTGATCGAGGCTGAACCGTCCGCACTTACAGACCTGCAGGACGCAGCCGAGGGAGGAGACCAGAGGGCTCGAAACGTTCTCGAGAAAATGAATGCGGCCGGCAATGATCCCGATCGGGTCATCCAGGCCTCAATCGGCCTCGGGGATTGGACAACCCGGCAGAGGGCGACGGAGCTCTACGATAAGGTCCAGAAATTAGCCGAGGACCACAACCTGGGCGACGTCCCCATGAATGCGACGGGCAAGGCGATCGGATCTTCGCTAGAACAATTGCGGCCGGCGAAACTCCCCAACAAAGAAGTCATCGGGCTGCTCGCGAAGATCAAAGAGAGCATCTCTCCCAAAGTGGATGAAGAAGGGAACCCGCTGCTCGATGATCAAGGGAGCCCGGTTGGACCGAACAACAGCTACAGCCTTATCCGGCAGTTGCACTCTGATCTCGGCGAGCGGATCCGCGAGTATTACCAGGGCAACAACGCCTTGATCGGGGAGAAGGGAGTCGGATACCTCGAGCGGGTCCAGAATGCCCTGGAAGACGACATGCGGAACTACGCCAAAAACAGCGGAGTTTCACAAATTGTCGAAGCAGGGGACGCCGCGGACCAATACTACAAATCGGCTCGCGTGCCCTACAAGAACGGGATGCTCGCGGCCGCCGCGACCAGTACGGAGCCCGATCAGATTTTCCAGCAGTTCATCAAGGAGGGCAAGGGTGACCGGGCACAGAATTTCTATGAAGCTCTGGACGACAGGGGCAAGGCCGCAGTCCGGTACAACATGGTGCGGAAAGCCGTGGACGACGCGATCAACCCGCAGAACGGCATATTCAGCCCGCAGAAATTCTTCACCTCGGTGGACAAGCTCGATGAGGCCTACGGGGTCTTCTTCAATGCCAAGGACAAGGCCGAAATCCAGGGGTTCAAAAACCTCATGGGGCACATCACGCGCGCCGGGCAATATGCCGAGAATCCGCCCACCGGCCAACGAATCATTCCGTATTTGGTAGGGGGCGCCATCGTTAAGGGACTATCGGCCGTCACGGCTCATCCTGTCCTGACGGGCGCCACGGCGGGGCTCATTGCAGGGGCCCGTGGCCTGTTTACCACGGTCAAGGGGCGCGATCTACTCCTGCAGCTCAGTGGGCTTAAAGAGGGCACTCCGCTAATGGATTCGGTGTGGCAGCGGATCGGGAAGGAACTGCGCCCACCGGAGAAACCTCCGGAGCCCCCGCCGGCAGGAGGAGCACCTCCACCTCCTCCAGGGGGAGGGGGCGCGGCACCTCCCGGAGCAGGAGCAGCACCGGCAGGACCGGGAGGAGGAGGGCCAGGCGCGCCACCCGCGGCGCCGGCCGGTGGGGGAGCTGCTGCGGCGCCAGAGGGAGGCGAAGGCCAGGCAAGCCTCTACGAGAGGCTCAAGGCTCAAGGAGACGCCGCACTCGATCGCATCCGCAAGCGCGGCTCCTACACCGGGGAGAGAGCCAACGCGCTGCCGATCCCCGACATGAAGGACATGACGATCTGGGCGGCATCGAGGATCGGGCAGGGTGTGGTGGATCCGGCGGCACTGCGGAAGGAAATCGTCGCGCAGTTCGGAAAGCTCCCGATGAGTGCGGTTCGGGAGATTGCAGGGCAGGCCCATGATCAGGAGTTGAAGAACGTACGCGACTACAGGCTGGGAATGCCCCTGGGCGACATTCACCCGCTGACGAGCGAGACCATCCCGCTGAACCCGGAGGTGGAACCTGGCTTGTCGAAGAAGAAAACCCGCTTATACAGCGGGCACGAACAGGGAACTGAGAGTAGAATCTGGACCCCTGAGCGGGAGGCAGCGGAGGGCCCGCTCGCGACCTCCAAATCCCCCTCCCAGCTCTCGTACATCGATGTTGCCCCGGAAGATGTGGAGGGGCTCAAGGCCGGCGAGAAGCCCGGCGAGAAGGGACGGAAGCTGATGGTCTACAGCCCGGGGCAAGACCCCGAACGCGCCACGGGACTGCTGACGGAGGACGTCCAGCGTTACCTGCAGGACATGGTACGCAAGCGGCTGGGCGAGGTTCCGGACGACGCGCCCGACAACGTGAAGATGCGGCGCCTTCTGCGCTACGGCCGCGGGGAATTCAAAGAGCAGCTCGGGATGCCCTATAGCGGAGTGGACTGGTACGGGCCTGACACCGTGGAAGGGGACCGCCTGCTGCGCCAGCAGCGGCCGGAGCTCGCGGACCCGGACTTCGACACCATCCAGAAGGCCATGAGTGCGGCCATGTCGAACAACTCCAATCCCCAGGAGGAGGCCTTCAACGGGGCTCGGATCTGGGAGGAGGCCTTCGACAAATGGAAGCGCAACCCGAAAAGCACTCTACAGTTCCCGGCATTCCAGCCCGATGGAAAGACCTCCTGGCCGGCGCAGGGCGCCGGCTTCCAGATTGCGAAATTGAACCAGATGATCAAGGAGCTCGGGGTTCACGGCGCAGCAGAGTTCCTGCGCGACCCTCAGGTCCCGGGAAGAAATATTAAGCACTTCGTTCCCAACGCGAAGGAAATTCGGCTGGACGAGCACTTCCCAGGTAGCATTGTGCTGGGTCCGAAAATCGGCGTCTACTTCAACCAGATCATGAATATCCCGCAGCCGGGCTCGGTGGTGGACGTCTGGATGATGAGGCGCATGGGGCGCCTACTGGGAAACCTGTTCGATACCAACGGCAAGGAGATCGACGCGCCGCGGACGGAGGGAGAACGCAACCTTTCAATGGACATGGATGCGCGCCTCGGGCGGGAGCACGAGCTCGCCACACGAGACGCGCAAAGCGTAGGCTGGCATTACGAGCAGGAACTGTACCGCCGGCTGGGACTCAACGTGAAGAGCTTCCGCCGGTCAGACGGAATCCGCAAGTACCTCGACTCACTTGGAATTAAGTAAGTCATCCCATTTGCTCTTGCCGGTGCGCTCGTATTCGTCCAGTTGCTCGTCCAGTTCCTTGCTGGCTTCTTTCAGCAGTTCACCGAACGTATACTTGTGGGCGTCTCCGGCCTTCTCGTGCCGGTGACGGACCCTGAGCAGAGCCCACTCCAGGGCTTCGTGGCTCTTCCGAATTTCCGCTATCGTCATCTTTATCCTCCGCTCATTGCCGCAGCCTGCCGGCGTGAAACCTGAAGCAGACGCAAGCACCTGTCCGTAAGCTCTGCCTCGTGAGAGCGTTCATTCAGGGACGCCTGGTTGTACAAGCGTAGCTGCTCTTCCCCTACCGCGGTTAACACCACCTCCGACTTCTCGCCGGCCCCGCGCTTTGCGATCCAACCGTTCTGAGCGACGGAGCCTAAGGTGTTGGCGTGTGCGTGGCGCAGATACTCGAGCGTCACATGGTTGTGATGAATGAATTTCAGAGTGCCGTACTGGTGACGGCTTAAGGTTCGATAGAGCAAGAGTTCTTCTCCTTTTAGTGTTGCTGTCGTTGGCCTCTCTGCATCCGCTTGAGATCTTCGATGAACCCGGTCAACTGGTCACGCTTCATTTCCATAGCCCCGATCGCATCAGCTAACGTCATCGGGACCGGCGCCTGAACTTCCATGGGGAAGAGTTGTCTCACGGTAACGTGTTCCGCACCATTCGCAGAGGCCTCGGACGGTACCGTCTTAACTACTCGCAAGTCCTCGGCATTCGCCATGTGCCGCAGGGGAGCAGGTATTTTGTGCCGATGAATCCATTCCCACATCTGCTGGTGATTAACACCGTATTTCTGCAGAAACGCTGACTTGACGCCGTTTTTTCGCGGGAGCGACTGATACTCACGCTTCAAATCATCGAGGGGCCCGCCGGCCAAATCGGCACGAAGGGACAACTCTTTCGTGCCCTCAAGCTTAAAGCCAGGGTGGCTGAGAGGATATGTCTGCTGGAGCTTATACAGCCATGAGGAACTCAGCCCATGCTCTTCTGCGTAACCTCTTGAAGAGCCCCCGGCCTCAACGGCTGCGTGGGCTTCTCGGAGAATCTGTTCTTTCTCGGCATCGGTTCGGTAATTCCGAGGCTTGCGTCTCTTCATCGATTTACATTGCCTCCATCTTTAGCTGACTTTCTTCTTCGTCAAATCAAACTCAATCGGTACAACCATCCTCGACGGATTTGTCCCGATTCGGAAGAACCGGTCTATGGGGTCGAGCTCATCGAGGAATTCAATTTCTATCATATGCAGCCTGTGCGCCGCCAATGCTTGTCCGTGCTTCTCGGCCAAGGACGGGATGAGGTTCTCAATCTCGTCTGAGTCAATCTCCACGCGATCTTCGAACTTCTTGAGGTAGCCGGCAAAGCCGCGGATCGCGAGGCGCATCTTCATTTACCAGTGCTCCACCACATACAACAGACAGATGGCGCCGATAATGAGCTCCACACAGATCCTCATTCGAGCCACGATCCACTTCTTGTCTTCAGTCGTCAAGCTCATTTTTCGCCCTTTCCGTTGGTGTGTTCCCGCGTCAACACCTGAATGAGGTTCTGCAGCATTTCTTCCGTGCGGAGCTGACTGGCGGAAAGCTCTTCGAGGCGCGAGCCTACGACGTCCAATCGCGTGGCTACCACATCCAGAGTCGCGTTGACACCCGTCAACCAGTCTTGATGCGTGTCGATACGGGAGCCTTGCAAAACCCGCATTTCACGCTCATGGCGGATTTGTTCCTCGAGTTGTTTCAGCTTCCAATTTTCAGGGATCACTTTGCCCACCTCGCTTGAGCAGCCTTCCTAGAAAGCTCGGATCTTCGTTTCTTACCAAGGGACTCTGCTCGAGCGGGTCCTCCTACAAGACCTCCCGAACGAGCAACCTCAGATCTTTGTTCGGGAGTCATTGTCACCATACGCCGCTGAGACAGTGCAACAGCGGCGGCATTCTTTCGTTTCGTCATGAAGCCCAGAATATCCTTTCTTCAGTCGCGCCATCTTCTCAAGGCCTGATCAAGAATTGCACGAGGTCTCGCAGCCCAAGAAGGCAAAGGTACCCCACCATTCCGAGAGCTGCATATAAGATCAGGTAAACCAGTGGACGGAAGACCCAACGTTCAACGAAGTCTGGAGTTTCGGCCGTCTTGATCAAACAAATCATGAAAGCCGCAAAACTGACACTGCCAACGAACCTCCAGTCTTCCAGCGTCATCGATGCACCAACCGGGTATCGATGCGCTCATTCAGTCGCTTCTCCATTTCGACCAAGTTGAGTTCGATTTTGGATAAGCCGCTCTCCGTGCGCTTCTCCATCTCAACCATCTCTAGCTTGACCCGTGATTCACTTTGGGCCATCTCCGTTTTGGTTTGGGCTGCCAGTATTTTAATCTCGGCCCGCAGCCCGCGGGATTCCGCTCGCAGAGCCCACAGGATCGGGCCGGTCACGGTAGCCAGGAACATGCCGCCAAAGGCTAGGACCAACTTCCAGTTTTCCGGATTCATTTCGCTACAGCCCTCCGCTTGGGAGCAACCGCCCACTTCGATACGGAATCCCAACGTGTCTGTTTGCAATTAGGACATTGCGCCGGCCTTCCTGGTTTTCGGGATGTCCAGCGATGCCCGCAGCGTAGGCATTTCAGTATATCGCTCATGCTAATCATCATACTCAATCTTTCACTTGCCTCCTTCGTAATAATAATAATATACTATTGGTATGCAAACAACCGTGCAGTTGATGAAGACCTCGACCGGCTGGAACGTTCATTACCAGTCTGGTCCGAGAGCAGAAGTGATCCGTAGCCTTTTCGGGACCGACATACTCCCCTTGCCGTACACGTCCGAGATGTCCTTCGCTGATGCGCTGGCGCAGTTCGTCCGCAACACACAGGGCGTAGTGAGCTCCGATGCCGCCGGCAAAGTGGTGCTCTCGTGAGGCGGCGCCCCAAGGCACGCTTCCTCGACCTCTCCAAGGTCATTATCGGCGCGATGACCGACAAGCCCTCTCAGACCGGCCGGCGCGTGCCTGAGGTGCGCGTCCCGGTCAAATCGAAGTACCGCGGCCAGTGTCCAACCTGCGGCGGCGCCAAGGTGGTCGAATCGCCCATTCCCGGCATCACGTGGCTCTGTCCGTATTGCACGGGATACCAAGGCTGCGGCCAGTGAACTCCCGCTCTCTGTACTTCGCAGTTCACGGGGAGCGGCCGAAACGCCGTTCCCCCCGCGCGCGGCGCCGCGGCCCAGCCCGTGACTGGCGCTACCTCGCCTGGATCCGCTCCCTGCCCTGCCTCTTGTGCGGGGACAAGGCAGAAGCCGCACACACCGGTAGCGACGGTGGGACAAGCATGAAAGCCTCGGACTTCTCCGCGGTCCCCCTGTGCCACCACTGCCACCAGGCCGGCCAGCATTCCTATCACAAAATCGGGCGGGAGGCTTTCGAACTCCTGCATGACGTCAATCTGGCGGCCCTCGTGCGCCGCCTCAATGATGCGTGGTTCGCCCATGCTCACGAGGTCAAATAATGCGTAATTACCTGGAAGCGATCCGCGGAGGCCTGGGCGGCCTCCTCCTGCTGTTGCTCTTCGTCCTGGTTGCTCTCACAATGGAGGGGCGATGAGCGCACCCGGATACTGGATGCATGAGCGGAGCGGGCGGCTGGCGCCGGCGGTGGAACGCTACCTCACCGGCGAACTGCAATCCGCGGACATCGCCCTCATTCGCGCCTATCTGCGGCAATGGATCAATTCACCCGTCTGGGATGCTAATCCCAACCTCGACGCGGAAGGCACCCGGCAACTGGCGGATATGCGATCGCGCGCGGCCTCGATCGAGACCCGTGAAGATATCGACGCCTGGCTGCACACGGCCACCGACATGGGGATGGACCCGCTATGACGCCTGAAGAGATGACCGGCGAGCAATTGCTCGCGCCCAGAGAGATCACTGCCTGCGTGGAAGCCACCGACGAAACCTGGAGCGTCACGTTGTCCTGCGGGCATGAGACTGTATTCATCACTCGGCCGCCGGCAAAATTGGAGGTGTGTAGTCAATGCGTCGATATCCTGCTTGAGAGACGGAGGCGGGGGGAAGGCGATCTACTCACCGGCAACCACGAGCGGGACATGGGAGGGCACGGCCAATGAGCGGCCGCCCCGTGTTCCTGCGTCCCCTCGAGCAGAGCTACACACCGTACCGCGAGATGGTCCGGTGGCGCCGCCGCTTCTGGCTCTCAGTCGGTCTGTGGGTTGGCCTGGTTCTCTTCCTGTTTGTCCACCGCTAACGGAATTGGCCTGATGGTCTGTTCGTGGCTCCACTGCATCAGCTCCATAATCGTGCTGTTGCTGAACAGCTTTCCCCAGCCCTGGTGAGCCACCCAATCCGCGCAGAGCTCATCGAGTGCCTTGTGCAGCTCGATGTGACGCGCCCGGTGTTCGGCCTCGGTCATCATTGCAGAAGAACCTTCAAGACCGCGGAGTTCACCTCGCGCGTCTGGTCCCGCGTCTTTTGGCTTGTGCCTATGGTCCCCATCGACAGAACGCAGTTCACTGTCCATATTATGGCGGCAAGTCCGTTGATCCAATCCCCGTGCCGGAAGCGGCCGATCGCAAAGCCCACGTTCACTGCGATCAGCAGCAACAGCAGGCGCCTGAGCCAACGGATGTCGCGATCGTATTTCACTGCTGGGCAATATATCATAGCCAATGATTCACAGCCCCAACTGCTCCTTGGTTCGACGCAGGAGTTCCCAGCCATCTTCCAGACTCAAGTGCTGCCGCCGCATTTCCTTCCAGGTAGCAGGAATCACGGGAGGATGGTCCGTGGGCAACTCCAGCCATTCGGCCTGCTTAAGCCGCGCCCATGCGAGTTTCTTACGGTTCTCTGGCTTGTTGCGCTCCCGTGATGGCGCGTCTAGCAGCCGCTGAAGCAGAGCTTCTATGTGTTCATAGTCACCGGGGTCCATCGCTTCACCATGTCTGTTTGATCCGTGGAATGTAATACACGTCTTTGCTGTTGTCCAGAACCTCCGCGAACAGGACAGCGACAATCTCCCTATTCCTGGCTGCGAACTTCTGGCAGGAAGCCTCATATTCCTGGAGGCATTTTGCGAAGTCGTCATCCGCGTCCTGCAGGCGCCGCGGGATGCGCCGGCCGCGGCGGTTGATCCGCTGTCCGTGAGTCATCACCTTATAGAGTATTTGTGCGCGCCGGTCACTTGCCTTCACCATGTCGGCAACAGCCTGAAACCAGCTTTGAAACTCCAGGGATAGGGCCGCGGCGCGGCGCCTTTCTCTCTCGTCATCTCTCATGCCGGGCATTCTATATCAAATGGCTGTCTACCGCCAGTCAGGCAGAATACCGGTTCTCAATTGAACCCATCAATCCACCTGCGGACTGCGGCCGGATCGTTGTGCGCCCCATAGAACATCGGCGCAATCCGCAGCCCTATATGGTCTTTAAGGTCCGGATGCTTAGTGAGGTCTGACATCATCGACGTCATGGCCTCCAGTGGATCTCGAGGCAGATATTCGCGAGCCCGTTTCTTCGCCCACTCAAGATGGTCGTCGCGCGTCATAAGCTTTACACCGCTGTCTGGTCACTGCGCCAGAAGATCGAGGAGGCCTCGGACGGCCGGTCCAGCTTACGCTGCACCCTCATCCCCATGCGGAACACCATCCGCGCCAGTTGGTAGACGTACGTGGGAAGCACCGTGCCGACCGGTACGCCATGTGCGCGCACAATGTCTATCACATAGGCGGACAGTTCCTGGTCGATTTCATCGTACTCGGCGCCGATCGCTTCGCACATCAGAGCACTGAAAGCCCGATCCTCCCGGGCGCGGGTCACTTCGTCGTCGAACTCCTCGCTGACTGCGCGCATCGCTTCGCTGATGTTCATTGTTCAGGTCCTCGTGCCAGCGATTGTTTCGAGTAGCCTATCTTCACGAATTGGGCATTTTCAGTTTCGATGAAGTATACATGGCCGATCTTTTCGCGGCTCATCGCCAGTCCCTCAGTCGCTTCGCTCGAGCTTCATTGGCTTCGCCGGTCAGTTTCGCATAGATCAGCGTGTTCTGAATATTCACATGTCCTACGTGAGTCTGCACGTCCATGATCGATTCCCTCTTATCGCTCAATAAATGAGTGCAGCAGGTGTGTTTCAACGAGTGCGGATGCGCCTTTTCTTTCGGGATCTTCGCTATCTCGCAGTATTTTCGCATCAACTGCCAGAGACGCTGCCGGGTGATCCTGCCCCTCTCGCGCGAAGGAAACAGGGGCCCGTCAGTAATTCCACGCTTTCGAATCCACGCCCTCAAGGCCTGGGCGGCGATCGGAACCACCGCGGCCTCGCCGCTGATCGATCCCTTGAGCCTGTGGATATACAGCCGGTCCAAGTTCAGGGCCGACCCTTGGCGGAAGTCGGTCATCTCCAACTTCCCGATTTCTCCGGCACGCAGACCGTGATGATAGAGCAACCGGAATATGGCCCGGTCACGCACATCACGTATGGCGCTGAAAAACCTATCCTTTTCAGGCACTGTCATGTAGACGATCTGTTTTTTGGGTGCGCGTTTTCTTGCCTTTTTTGGGCTTTTTTTCGCCAGTTTCACTTTTTGATTGTAACGTAAAACTCAGGCTTATTTTGCGCCCATTTCACCCATATAAACAGCACGAGGCGCGGCTATTGGCTCCTCCGTAAAGTAAAACTGTGGAAGTGGCGAAATTTGACAAAAAAAGCTCGCTATGTGTGCTTTGGGCGCCCGACCGGCTGCGCCGGCCGGGCGGGAATGGACACATTTGACACACCCAAAGGGGGGGGTAAAACTTCAAAGTCTGGGCTCTATCGCCCCGTCTTCCGAGAATTCATCTCGAGCGGGGATCGCGAGCCACTCCGCGGAGAGCAGCCGCATCTCGTCATCGCTGAGACCGCGGCGCAGATGCAGGCAGACGGGCCTCCACATCTCGACGCTCTCTCCATTCCCTACTCCGTGGAGAGCGACGTCCAGCCGGCGCCTGGCTTCCCGGCGCACACCATCTCCCCACCGGTCTGTCGGAACGATCTTAGCCCTTGCGGACACCCTTGCAATGGAGGCGTGCCACACGGGCCGCCCAGAGTTCACCGTGAGTCATTTATTGACGGTCAGGATGAGAGACCACTGCTCGTCAAGAGAGCGGTATGAATCACTCCCGCCCCTTGCTCTCGCCAGTGGGTGCGTAATCGCATACCCCTGCATTCGGGTCATACATTGTCAAGCTTAAATCAAGAGCGTAGAGTCTACGCATGGAGTTTCTATTCGGTCTGGCGATCGTTCTGGCAGCCTTGGTCCTCATTCACAGCTTTGGCTTTCACGGCCGGCGGTAAGCTTCCCTGCAGGCGACGTTGACACTCGTGGGATCATCCGGCCTGCCGGCCGCGGTCACCATCGCACTCAGCCCGCATTGCTCACAGGAGAGATGCCAGAGCCCGCACTCTGGCGCCGGGTACGGAAGCTTGACTAGACAGGTGGGTAGACGGCCGTCCGACACGTCGAGATCGATGCCATTGGGATAGTCCAGGATTGGGATCGCACTGCGCTTTGCCGCGGCCCGATGGGTGGAAGTGGATTTCCATTCGTAGAGTCTACACCTCCCACCAGAAACCGGAAAATAAGCCGGCAATCCTATTTTCCGGTTCGGTGGTATTTTGCCGCTACTTTGCCGCTACTTTGGTGCCTCGTAGTTGGCGTCCGCGGAGCAAAAATATCCGTAACCTCAACAAACCAACTGTCTACCCACTGTCTAAATTGTCCCCCCTGTGGTATTGTTCTATCCATGTCAAAATTCACGGAATGGCCCACGAAGGAACCAGCCGCGCAACGTATTGGCGTGAGCGTCAAGACGCTCGAGCGCATGGCCGATGCCGGCAAGATCGAGCAGAAGATGCGCCCGCGCGTAGGAGGAACCCCACAGGCGATATTCAACCCGGAGGATGTGGAACGGGAAGCCGCCAAGCGCGCCCAGGCTTATGTCATGACGGAAAAATCGGATAGCCTCGCGAAGACACTATCCGAGACGGTGGAGCACTTCACCAAGGCTAACGGGACTGCCCCTCCGGGGACAGCAAGCTTACCTGCGGTACGGAGTGGGGAGATGGTCACCTGGTCCCACCCGGCCGCGGAACTCGCGCAGCAGCTCGCCGCCGCGGCCGCCGTTCGCGTGCCGATCGCCGACAAGCCGCGCGTCACCATGTTGGAGGCGATTTCCCTTGGATTCACCCGTGAGAACCTGCGCGAGCTCGTGAGGACAGGCGAACTCGCGAATATGGGTACGCCGCACCGGTTCCGGTTCCGTAGGCGTGACCTCGACGCGCTATGACGGGATGGACAATTTAGACACTGGCTGGACAGTTAGTTTGTTGAACTTGCAGCCGAACTTCGCGGTACCGCCGCTGTTTGGGGCTGCGAAAGGTCGACCTCGGCGAGCTTGACGCCGGCAGCCTGAAGCCGGTGTAGGAGGCCCTGTCCGAGGTGAAGCAAGAAGAGATCACGCTGGCGGCTCTCAGCGTTCGGGCCCGGTGAAGCCAACCGTTCCCGTGCCTGGAGGGCCGCCCGAATGATCGCTAATTGAGCAATGGTAAATCCCTTCCTCTCGCTCTGATGCATAGAACTTTTCCTGCCTCTGCTGCCAGGCGCACCGTTCGAAATCATGGGCGCCTGGCGCATATTCCACCCCGCACGACGCGCAGACCCAGGTGTACGGCTGTCCGCATTGTCTGCATACCCCGTACATTCAGTCCTTTTCGCTCTGCCGGGCTCGCCGGGCCTCCCGTTCCTTTTCAAAGCGGACGCCGATCATAGCGGCCCACTCCGCGAAAGCCTTCTCACACGCCAGACGTTCGGCCGTTGTAGACTGCCATCCCTGGCAGTGCTCCCATCCGCAATCGCAAGGCGCGACAATTCTCCCGGCTTCACGCAACTGTTCAACGGTGAGGCCGCTGCGCGCGGCATATTGGCGTTCGAACTCTTCAGCAGTCATAATCCCCAACCCTCATTCCTGGCTCAATAGAGGCCTGCAGCGGTCCTTCCGGGCCCTCCGGGTCTCCAAGGCCTTGGCAGCCCACTGTGGGTAATCGTGGCGCTTGTGGCACGTACTACAGAGGCCTGCCAGATTGTCATCCGTACGATTCCTTGCATCACCATCCAGGTGGGCCACCTCAATCCGCCGCGGGATGCGGCCGCACCGCTCGCACCGGCCGCCGCAACGCTTGAGGATCCGCGGCCGAATGACAGTCCGCCAATGGTGACCGTACAGGTGCTTCAATTCAGGCGCGATTGGCATCAGTTCTCCAGGGGTGGCTCACCCGGTGAGCCAGGGGTCGTAGACTCTACGAGTTCAGGAACTCGTACAGCGTACGAGGGGTCCAGATCGCGGTGGGACCACCCCTGGCCGTCCTGGTAGCCGTGGCCGGCATACGGATGGTGTTTCCAGTCTTCAGGCGCGTGGGCGCGCTTATTCGCGCAAGCAGGGCAGGTTTTCAGCGGCACAGTTGAAGCATCTTCCATCTACACCACCATTTTCAAGCGAAGTCCCGCATTTAAAGCATCTCGGGACTTCAGATTGCATCGGGGGACCGGTGTTGGTCTGCAGAAACTCCTTCGTGAGTTCCGGAAGGGCGCCCGGGTGGCGGACGCGGTTGAGTTTTGGTACCAACCATCTCAGGAATTCTTGGGATCGGGAACCGAGGGACCGTAGGGCAGTAGCGGATTGCTTGGGGGTGGGTACGCCATCTTTGCCGGCAGCCTCCCAGGTCGCGACGTGCTGGGAGTGGAAGTCCGGGGGCTCCGGTTCCGGGTTCGTCGTCGTCGCTTCCTTGGAGGGTAAAGACGACGACGAATCCCCCTTAAAAGTCTTAGAGTCTTCGTCAATAAGGATAGGCCCGCGCGGAGTCCGCAATGCTTCGAACTCTTTGACCGCTGCTGACCGGACTTTTATAGCCTCAAAGTACGCTACACGGCGGACTTCAAAATCCTCAAAGTCCGCTGCGTAGCGGACTTTCCACCAGTCGCGAAACTCGAGGCGAAAATTAGGCGAATGAAAGTCCGGTACAGTGCGGACTTTCTGGGGGTGAATCCCTGAGTCCGCTGGGAAGAGTGCACGTGCAGTGCCGAGTCTAAGATACCCAAGTGCGCGCCAATATGCAACTATTTCGCTGATTCTCTGTTTTCCTGTTCCTATATCGGCCGCGGCGTCCTTCTGGCCCAGCGGGGCCTTGCCCCCCTTCTCCCGAACCGCAAAGTCAGAATAATTACCCCAGGATTGTCTGTAGAGCCACAGAAGGAATCGCCATTCAAGAGGGACGCCTTCATCAACGATTAAGGCGTCGATTGCGGGATTAAAGCATGCCGTATATGGGAGCCTCTTCCCGCCGCTATCCACACGCTTGGAGAAGAAGGCCGCGGCCAAGTTGATCCATTCGCCGGCAGGGGCGGCACTCACTGGATGCCCCCTTCCGGGGGGGCAATAGTATTAACTAATTCCAAGAAACTCGTTCGGGCTTTGAGGAGGGATGGCTCTGCCTCTGTTTCAAAGAGATGGCGATGTTTTCGATGATGTTTCCGAATCCACCGGAGACGCTCCCGGCGTTCTGCTAATGTGCAATTTGAAGGGATGTCGGCGCGGTAGAAGCGGACTAGCTCCGTCAGGTACCGCCGCAACACAACGCTAGACGGTGATTTACCCTCGATCCACTCGCCCAACAGGATGTCATCCACCTTGGGATCCGGCGGCCAACCTTCAGGCACAGAATCGTCTGGTTGTGGTACAGTGGTCCTCGCGGACCCGTCCGGTCGTTTCATTTTGCGATGCTTCCTTCCGGCCGGGTCAAAATTCAGGCGTCGATGCTGACAACATCGGCGCCTTTCCTTTTGCAGGAAGGCCCAGCCAATTACCCCCCACAGCATATCACGATGCCAAAACGTGTATTCCCTTTCACGTTTTTGAGGGTAGGCATACAGACTGCGAAGGGATCCAGGAATCCCCCTTGAACGTTTGTATGGGGAAATGTTATGGTTATTCTGCATTGCGGTTAACGGCTGCCCCCTCACTCGGGGTGGTTATTGCAAAATTTCCGGCTGCTATCCGGAGAGTTTGCGCCCTGTGTTAAAGCGCCGGAGAAAGCCTTTCGGATGAGGGAAGGCGTGCCCATTTGGCGATGGACCACTCCACACGGTGCCCTACTCCGTGGGGTTTTCCCGGCGTTCGTGTTGTAAGTCACTTAGTCAGTTACATTCGGACTTCGATCTCCAGCGAAATGATATACCCCTGCGCGCGAAATGTTCAAGCGCCATTTCGCCCACAGTAATTCGCAGATGTGTTGATTGGAGTCTCGGAGTGCCACGTAAAGCCAAGCCGCCATCGGCACAAGCGCAGTGGGCCCAGCGGGCGAAGCTGGTTGAAGAGTTCGCGCTGCTCGACCAGGAGATCGCGAACTTCAAGCCGCGGATCTTCCGTCACCAGAAACTGCGCGAGCTGATCATGAGCTGGTATCCCGGCCAGGCGCCCGAAGAAGAAGTTGTTGTCCCGGGCACAAATTGCGATATTGTTGTAAGCGCGCGGGACAAAATCCGCGCCGTGACAGCGCAGGGAAAACAGAAGCTTTTTAAGCTTTGGGGCTCCGCAAAGTACATCGCCAACAGCAGCGTCCTGCTGAAATCTCTCCCGGACCCCAAAGATGAACTTGGCCTGTACACCGTGCAGGCCTTGACTGGACCGCGTCACTTGCGGGTAACCGCCAAGCCGCGATCCGCCGCCGGCAGCAGTAGCGCCGCGGCATAGACGTCTCTCGGAGGAGACGGGCCAGTTAAACAACTCCGGTCAATTCGACGGGAAAATTGTGTTCAGAGCAGATAGCCGTTTGCCGGTAAGGGCAGGCCCGCGGCTGATAGAGATGGCAGACCCGGCACGGATACAAGTGTTGCTACGTGCCGCCAACGCGCAACCTATCCTCTCCCAAAAACGCCATCTCGTAGGAATCCAGTTACTCGATTACGGCGACTCTTCGCGGGTGCCGAGTAAGTGGGGCTGTCCCCAGAAGCTCACCACTAACCTCGAAACTGACGATAACCCTCCGCGCGTCTGGATGTTCAAGCGGATAAGGGGCCGGTGGTGAGGCATTGTGCCCCCTTGGATTGTGTGACCTGTGGCGACTCATCCTCGTTGTGGGCCGCCATCATGAGGGGGCTACCCCATTGAATGCCCCGTAAGAAGAAGGCCGAGGACCCGCGGAGTGTCCACGAGAAGCAGAAAGAGTTCCTGGCCGCATTTGGCGACACCCTCTCCGTGGCGCGCGCCGCGGATCTCGCGAATGTCGACCGGCATGACCACTACAACTGGCTTAGAAGACACAAGAGCTACTCCCGGGCATTCGAACAGGCCAGGGAGATCGCCGGCCAGTGTCTCGAGGCAGAAGCCGTCGATCGGGCGCTGTCTGGCTGGCTCGAGCCCGTCTATTACCAGGGCGCGGTATGCGGGGACGTGCGGCGCTACGACAGCGGTCTGACGCAGTTTCTTCTGCGCGGTTTGCTGCCGGAGCGGTATGGCTCCAAGACGGAGATCACCGGCCCGCAGGGAACGCCGCTGCAAGTCAAAATCGAGGTCGAATTCGTAAAACCGAGTGACCCTTCCGCAGATCCTGCCAACCCGGGCTAAATTCCCGGATAAGCTGCAATTCCTCTTCGAAAAAGCGCCCTACAAAGTCGCCTACGGCGGCCGCGGCGCGACGAAGAGCTGGGGATTCGCAAGGGCCCTGTTGATCCGCGGCACGCAAGAGAAGCTTCGCATCCTGTGCGCGCGGGAGACGCAGAAGAGCATCCGCGATTCGGTGCACCAGCTCCTGCAGACGCAATTGACGGACCTCGGCCTCGACTCCTTCTACCGCGTCGAGAAGGCCGCAATCTACGGCCTCAACGGCACCACAATCCTCTTCGCCGGCCTGAAGCACAACGTGGACAATCTGAAATCCATGGAGGCCATCAACATCTGCTGGGTGGAGGAAGCGCAAGGCGTTTCGAAAACCTCTTGGGACAAATTGATTCCCACGCTGTACCGCATCCCCGGCTGCGAACTGTGGGTCTCCTTCAATCCGGACCTCGAGAGCGACAACACCTATCAGCGTTTCGTGGTCGATCCGCCGGAAGGCGCGGTGGTGGTCAAGCTGACCTACCGCGACAACCCCTGGTTCCCCGAAGGCCTGCGCCGGGAGATGGAGCAGGCGCGGCGCCGCAACGCAGACGAGTACGCGCACATCTGGGAGGGGACCTGCATCAACACCCTCGCCAACGCGATCTACGCGAATGAACTGCGCCAGGTCGATATCGAGGGCAGGGTCCGCCGGGTCCCGTATGACCCGACCAGGCCGGTGGACACCGCATGGGATCTCGGCTACGGCGACATGGTCTCGATCTGGATGTTCCAGGCGTTCCCGATGGAGTACCGCGTCATCGATTATGAGGAAGGCCAAAGAGAAGCGATCCACCACTACATTGCGGAGCTGCAAAAGCGCGGCTACATGTGGGGCACGGACTATCTGCCGTGGGACGGAGGCCTGAAGGCCTTGGGGACCGGCAAGTCGATCGAGGAGCTGATGCGCGCCGCCGGCCGCCGCGTGAAGGTGGCCACCCGACTGCCAATCCTCGACGGCATCAATGCGGTTCGAACGATATTTCCCTTGTGTTATTTCGACGAGGGGAAATGCGCCGAAGGGATTCGGCACCTCCGCTGTTACCGGTACGGCGAACTGAAGTCCTTGGAGGGGCCGACTCGTGAGCCCCTCCATGACCTGCATAGCCACGCAAGTGACAGTTTTCGCTGTATGGCAGTGAGCATCAGGCAACCCCAGAAAGAGCGTGAACGGGAGCAGCAGAGGCAGAAGCAGTACGTCAGTCCGTGGAGTTGATCAATCCCAACAAAAGGAAAAAACGATGTCGACCGGTTTCTTCGCGTATGTTCAGATTCTTCAAGGTCCGCCTCCGGTAATTGGTGGCGGGCCAGCAAATCCTCCCGTTTATCCCGGTGGAGGGCCGGCCTATCCGCCGGGCCTGCATCCCGGCGGCGGGCCTATGCCCGGTGGTCCCGTTGACCCCGGATATGGGCAGGGGCATCCGTTGCCTCCGCACCTCGGTGGTGGCCCGGCATATCCGCCGGCCTATCCCGGTGGTGGGCCTGTTTATCCGCCGGGATTGCATCCCGGTGGTGGGCCTATGCCCGGGGGTCCCGTCGATCCCGGCTACGGACAGGGGCATCCGATACCGCCGGGCATCTGGGGCGGCGGCTCGCCTCCTCACGTAGGCGGCGGGCCGGCTATCCCGCCCTACTACCCTGGCGGCCCCGTTTACCCGCCCGGCCTGCATCCCGGTGGTGGTCCCGTCTATCCCGGTGGGCCGGTCGATCCCGGCTGGGGACAGGGCCATCCGACGCCTCCGGTAGTTGGCGGCGGCCCCGCTTATCCTCCCGGTCTCCATCCTGGCGGCGGCCCGGTTGAGCCTCCCACGCTTCCGCCGGGATCGCAGTTGCCGCCCGATCAGCTCTGGCCGCCAACGGATCCGCCTAAGCCGGGTGACCCGCCCAAGCCTCCGGTGGTAGTGCCCCCGAACAAGTTGGCCGTGCTCCTCTGGGTGCTCGGCATGGGCTACAAGTGGGGCATCATCGACAAGCCGGCCGACAAACCGCCGGATGCCAAGCCGCCGGTAGCTACCCCGAAATAAAGCTTCCCTCTTGGGGGAGGGGAAGGGGGCTGGTGGGTTTCCATCTACCTGCTGGCCCC